TGCTAAGACCGCGGGGCCGCTCGGTCCGCCGCCAAAGTCGCTACCGATTGAGGCGCATGAGGTATGGATCGAACTGGCCGCTGAGGCGCCGCTGAACGTGCTGACCTGCGCCGACCGGGCGATGTTCGCGAACCTTGCGTGGCTGCACTACCAACTGCGCGAGCATATGGCCGGGCGTGGGCCCTGGATGGGATGGCAGCAGGCCGCGATCAACTGGCTGTACTCGCACTGCGGCATGACGCCATCGGACAGAAGCAAGGTCAATGCAGTCGTCGAAGACGAGCCAACAGACCCTGGCGCCAAGTACTTCCAGTGACCCTGTCGCGCGATACGCGCGGGAGGTAGGCGACGGAAGGATTATCGCAGGGCCTCTGGTTCGGCTCGCCTGCGCGCGTCACCTGCGCGATCTGGAGCAGCAGGAAGCGAAGGGGCTGGTATGGCGGCCTGACCAGGCACTGCGCGTCATTGGATTCTTCCGCGATGTGCTGCGGCTGAACGGCGGCGAGCATGAGGGGAAGCCGTTCGAGTTGACACTCTGGCAGCAGTTCATCGTCGGCAGCCTGTTTGGCTGGCATGGCACGGACGGTTTCCGGCGCTTCCGGGTTGCGTTTCTGGAAATCGCGAAAGGAGGGGGTAAAAGCCCCCTCGCCGCCGGCATCGGGCTGTACATGATGGAGGCCGACAACGAGCCGCGGGCGGAGGTTTACTCGGCCGCCGTCGACAAAGACCAGGCCGGGATTTTGTTCCGCGACGCGGTGGCGATGGTGGATCAGTCGCCATTGTTGGATCAGCGCATCTCTCGCTCGGGCAGCCGCGGCAAAGAATGGAATCTGGCCGACGCCAAGACAGGATCGTTCTTCCGGCCGATCTCATCCGAGAATAGCGGCCGCGGTAAGTCCGGCCCGCGGCCGCACTGCGCGCTGCTGGATGAGGTGCATGAGCATCCGACGAACGCGATGGTCGAGTTCATGCGCGCAGGCACGAAGGGACGCCGCCAAGCGCTCATCGTGATGATCACGAACAGCGGATTCGACAGGACGACGGTGTGCTGGCACTACCACGAGTACGCGCAGCGCATCCTGCAAGGGATGTTCGAAGATGATTCGTTTTTCGGCTTCGTCTGCGGACTCGACGAGGGCGATGACTGGAAGGACGAACTGGTCTGGCTCAAGGCCAATCCGAACCTGGATGTCTCGATCACACGGAAGTACTTGCGAGAGCAGGTGCGCGAAGCGACCGGCATGCCGTCGAAACAGTCCATCGTGCGCCGGCTGAACTTCTGCGAATGGGTGGGCGCTGAGAATCCCTGGATCGACGAAGCCGCATGGCGCTCATGCGAGGCTGAATTCGACCGCGACACGCTGAAGGGCAAGCGCGCATTCGGCGGCCTCGACCTTTCCGGCAAGAACGACTTGACCGCGCTGTCGCTGGCGTTCCCTGACGAGAAGATCACGACGACCGTCACCGATTTCTGGGTACCGGAAAGCGGCATCAAAGATCGCGAGGACCGCGACCGCGTGCCCTACACCATGTGGCGCGACCAGGGATTTCTGACCGCGACACCGGGCCGCTCTATCGATTACGCATTCGCCGCTGCCAAGGTGCAGTGGTGGATGAGCTTCTGTGATCTGAAGGAGTTGGCTTTCGATCGCTGGCGCATCGATGACTTCGAGCGCGAACTGAACGAACTGGGCATCGAGACCGAGCAGGTCGACTTCGGCAAGGAGCCGGAAAGCAGCCCGGCGCTGATTCTTCGGCCGCACGGACAGGGCTTCAAGGACATGGCGCCCGCGGTGGATCTCTTGGAAACCGATGTACTCAACGGCACGCTCAAAGTGGAGAAGAACCCCGTCATGACGATGTGCTCCGCGAACGCAGTGCTGACGACGGACCCGGCCGGCTCGCGCAAATTCGACAAGCGGCCCGGCAAGTCAACGGGACGCATCGACGGATTGGTGGCGATGGCAATGGCCAAACGCTGCGCGTCGCTGTCCAGTTCAGCCGCGAAGTCGTTCTGGGAATAACCAGTGGCAAGCTTCTGGGAACGATTGCCGGCGGCCTGGGGCGCACTGCGCGGGCGCAAGTCCGTCGAATCGCTTGATCTGTTTCGAGAGATCTTCGGCAATCGCGCCGTCTGGGCCGGCAAGAATGTTACGCTGCAGTCAGCGCTGCAGGTAAGCACGGCGCTGGCCTGTGGTCGCGTGATCTCCGAAGGCATCGCCATGCAGCCCTGGAAGACCTTCCGGCAGCAGGGCCGGGAGATTCTCCCGGCATATGATCATTGGCTCTACGACAAGCTCGCGGTAAGCCCGAACCCGCTGCAATCGGCGTTCGAGTTCAAAGAGCAGCTCGGCATGCATCTCGCCTTCTGCGGCAACGCCTACGTGTGGCTGCCGCGCGTATCGCGCCGCGTGGACGCGATGTACCTGCTCGAGCCTGGCTGGGTCACGGTCAAGTACAAGTGGCCTGACCTTCCGACATTCGAAGTGCGCACGCCCGCTGGCGGACAGATGACGCTGTCGTTCGGCGACGTCTGGCACGTGCGCGGCCCGTCGTGGTGCACGTATATCGGTATGGAATTCACGAAGCTGGCACGCGAGGCTCTCGGCCTGTCGATGGCAATTGAGGAAGGCCAGGCGCGCATGTATTCGCAGGGCGTGCAGACGTCCGGCTTTCTGAGCGTCGACGGAACGCTGACCGAAGAACAGCAGAAGAAGATGAAGAAATGGCTGGCCGACGAGCATACTGGCTCGGAAAAGGCCGGTGCGCCCATGATTCTGGACCGCGCAGCAAAGTGGATGCAGCAGTCGATGAGCAACATCGACGCGCAGACCCTTGAGCAGCGCCGCTACGCCGTCGAAGAGGTGTGCCGCTTCATGCGCGTGCTGCCGATAGCCGTCGGTCACTCCGACAAGGCCGCGACGTTCGCAAGCGCTGAGTCCATGTTCCTGTTCAATCTCGTGTTCACGCACGGCGCATGGAACTCGCGCCTGGAGTCGAGTGCGGATTTCAGGTTGTTGACACCGGAGGATCGTAGCGCAGGCTACTACACGAAGTTCAACGAGAAGGCGTTGCTGCGAATGTCGGCGAAGGATCAAGCGGAAGTGCTGCGGGTCTACACCTCGCACGGCATCATGACGCGCAACGAGGCGCGCGCAAAGCTCGACGAGAATCCGCTGGAAGGAATGGACTTGCCGCTCACTCCGGTGAACACGGTAGCTGGCGAGCCGCCGCGAGTATCGGACTCATCCGATCCGCCGCCAGATCCGGACGCGCAGTAGTTACGCCATGCATTGCAATTCACAGGCCGCCATCGAGCGGCCTTTTTCATTTCTGAGGTATGACGCATGAAGCTCGACCGCTTTGGCTGCGGGCTCGAAGTGAAGTTCGCGCCGGATTCCGACAGCAAGGTCGGCAAGTTCTCCGGCTACGGCTCCATCTTTGGAAACATGGATGGCGGTGGCGACATGATCGAGAAGGGCGCCTTCAAAGAAACGCTCGCGCAGTGGGAGGCCAAGGGGAAATATCCACCGATGCTGCTGCAGCATGGCGGCTTCTTCGGCTCGGTCGACGACATGCTGCCCATCGGCAAGTGGACGTCGATGGAGGAGAACGCCAAGGGCCTGAAGGTTGAGGGCGAGCTGTACGCACTCAGCACCGAGCGCGGCACCTACATCTACGAAGGACTGAAGGCCGGGACGCTCGATGGCCTGAGCATCGGCTATCGCGTCAAGGCGCAGCGCAACGGCACGAAGCCAGAGGAGCCGCGACGCACGCTCACCGCCGTTGAATTGGTGGAACTGTCCGTCGTGACGTTCCCGATGAACGACAAGGCGCGCATCAGCGCCGTCAAGGCAATCGAGGGATTGCAATCGCTTTCCGAGTGCGAGGACTACCTGCGTGATGCTTGTGGCTTCTCGCGCTCACAAGCCGTGGCATTCGTGTCGCGGATCAAAGGCCTTCGTCCGAGTGATTCGGAGGGGCAGAAAAGCGTCGAAGCAGCGGCGCAATCAGCCAATCGACTTCTGCAACAACTCACTCGGAGATCATAACTGTGGAACCCATTCAAGAATTGAAAGAGACCCTGGACAAGCTGGGCACGGCATTCGGCGAATACAAGTCCGAAATGGACAAGGTCATCGCCAGCGCCAAGCCCGACACGCTCAAGGCCACGATCGGCGCCGAGGTGAAGGACATCCTCCAGAAGGCGAAGCTGGAAAACATCCAGCAGACGCTCGACGATCTGACCGGCAAGCGCGACGACCTGGAGAAGCGCATCAAGGCGGAGGCCGCCGAGCGCGAGGAACTGGAGCGCAAGTTCAACCTGCTGCGCGCGCAGAGCGGCAAGCCGGTGGACGACAAGGAAGAGAAGGCGCGCGTCGAGTTCAACGAGCACGTCAAGTCGCATGCGATCCGTTTGCAGCGCCCGATTCCCAACGAGTTCAGCATCGATGAGTATCGCGCGTACAAGAACGCCGTGAAGTCTTACCTCAAGAAAGGGGAAAAGATGCTCACCGCGGATGAGACGAAGGCGATGCAGGTTGGCATCGACAGCGACGGCGGCTATCTGGTCTACGCAGACCTGAGCGGTCGCATCGTGACTCGACTGTTCGACCTGTCGCCGATTCGAGCGATTGCCAATGTCCAGGTGATCGGCTCGGACGCGCTTGAGGGCGTTGAGGATCTGAACGAGGCTGATGCTGGATGGGTGGGTGAGGTTGCGACTCGTTCCGAGACCAACGCGCCAGGCCTCGGCAAGTACCGGATCGAGGCGAACGAGATGTATGCGAAGCCGAAGGCCTCGCAGAAGCTGCTCGACGACTCATCGGTCGACATCGAGAGTTGGCTGGGGATGAAAGTCTCCGACAAGTTCGCACGGCTGGAAGGCGCCGCATTCGTGGCGGGAAACACTCCGACGCGTCCCCGCGGCTTTACCTCGTACACCACCGCAGCGACGGCTGACGCCTCGCGTGCATGGGGCGTGCTGGAGCACGTGAAGACCGGTGCGAACGGCGACTTCCATACCACGCAGGCCGATCCGTTGTTCGATCTGATCGCGGCCTTCAAGCCCGGCTATTTGAATGGCGCGAACTGGGTCACGCGGCGCAGCGTGATGAACAAGATTCGCAAGTTCAAGACCACCACCACGCTGGAATACATCTGGCAGCCCGGCCTGCAGATGGGCCAGCCGGATCGCCTGCTGGGCTATCCCATCGTGATGGCGGAGGACATGCCGACGCTTGCCACCGGATCGAACTCGATGGCGCTGGGCAACTTCCAACTCGGCTATCAGATCGTGGATCGGCTCGGAATTCGCGTGCTGCGCGATCCGTACAC